TATTGTATCAATTGGTTCTACAAGAGTAGTTTTGTAGGGTATGGTGAATTTACCAAGTAAAGTTTCTTCAGATATGGATAATTCGTATATTGTACCTACACCAGTATTGATTGCAATTACGTTTTCAACCAAACAACTAGCATCTTTTACGCTAGTGTCTACAGCATCAGCAAATTGGAATAACTGAGAATCCTGGATATTTCTTGAATCACCACTAATAAGTTCAACACGAATAATTGTGTCTACACTCCAAGTAGCAGCAGATGGAGTAATTAACTCATTTTTAGGATAAGATACATCAACTGTCTCAGAAAATAGTATTTTAAAGAGATACTCTGTAGCAGTTTTGGTACCTTTTGAGATATAAAAGTCCTTGATCGTTTTAATGATCTGAGGAGCATTTACCTTAGTATAATCAATTGGAGCATTAGGTAAAAACTGATTTACAAAACGCTGATACAATTCCTTAGAGAATAAAGAATCTAAGTTAGTAATTGCAGTATCTTTAGTATGAGAAGACTGAGTACTATCAACTTCTTTAGTGAATATCTGATTTCCTCTCTGATCAAACTCAGTTACACCAGAAACCCCTCTCTTACAGTCTCTAAACTGAGATGGTTCGTATTCTTCACCTGGGTTATGAATAGTAAATCCTGTTACTTCACCAAATCCAACATCACAAGATGCTGCAGCAGATTTTGGTTCAGCAATAACAACTGTTGGAGGCTCAGTAGATGAATATCCACTTCCAAAACTGGTTATATTAATATCAGTAATCTCACCATTAAAGATGGTAGCAACAGCAGTTGCACCTATACCACCTACAGGATTTCCAGAAAGATCCTTTCTATTATCAACAATATAAACAGAAGGAGGATCAGTGTACCCTCTACCACCAAATAATAATTCGATATCAACTAATTTACCACCACTTACTGATACATCAAGAATTTGAGCACCAACAGGGTCGATTATACGGCATCTAGGAGGAGTTGTATAACCTTTACCTGGAGCAACGATAGTTACACCATTTACCCTACCAACAGCGTCTAGAGTCGATATAGCAGATGCCTGGATAGAGTTAACAGCAGTAGGAGCTTCAATCCAAACTGTAGGAGCAGTCTTATAATTTAAACCACCTTCATTTACAGTAATAGACCCAGGATTTACTGATCCTTCAGCATCAATAGTTGCATCAGATATCTTTGCACCTGATGGGTTTGTAAATGAGATAGATGGAATAGTATCATATCCAGAACCTGAAGAAGTTACATTTATTGTAGATACTTGTCCAGTTTCAGAATCAACAACTACAGTTGCTTTTGCTAAAACTCCTGAACTGTCTGCAGGAGGGTCAAATATTACTATAGGAGGGTTATCTGGTGTATAACCTTGTCCACCATCAATTAAACTAATATCCTTAATACCATTAACAAGTGCTTCAGCAGTTCCTAAAGTACCTTTTGTACCAGCAGGAGATAGAATAGTCGTCTTTGGAGTGAAGTTTAACCTATATCCACTACCACCTTTCTTTACAATTATATCGTTTATCTTACCATCTTCAACTTTAGTGATTGCAGCAGCACCTTTACCGAATTCTGGAGCAATTAGTTCTACAGCACGTACTGTAATCTTATCTTCTAGATCTAATCCTGTATTGAAGATTATTTGATCTTCATAAACAGTAAAATCAATAAATGGATTTTTTGGAACTCCATTTATAGCAACTAAACAAGAAACAGTAGAAAGTGGAGTATATTTTGATGTATTCTCCTTTAAATGGAATATCTTCTGATATGCTGTATCTACTGTAATGGTATCCAGTACTATTACAGGTACACTGGTATAACCAATCAAGTATTCTATAGTAGTTGGAGCACTAGACCCTTGAGGGATGCTTGGAGCGGTGTCTCCTATGAACCGTATAGTAGCACCTTCTACCACATACTGTGTGGTAGGCTCATACTGAATACCATTAATAATTACACGAAGATATTCAGGAGCAGATGGCGATATTGGAGTACCAAGAAGATTCAGATTGAATTGTGTCTTTACACCATCAACTTGAGTTGCAATACTCTCAAGTAATTGAATCTTTCTATTAAATTCTAAGTTATTAACACCAGGAGTGAAAACTACCTCTGGTGACTTTGTTGTGGTCTCATAATATATGATCTCATCGTCAATCTTTATAGTACCATCTCTGTCTAAGAAATAGTCAACAGTTTCTACGGTTATATTGTTATCAGTCGGTGTTATATCCGATAATACTACCGATGATGAAGATATGAAATTAGGATCATATTCATCGGAACTGATATCAGTATAACTGAGAATATTGTTCAGAACATCATAAGGTCTACCAGACTTTTCTTGCGATTTGTAGTATTGAACCATCAAATCGACAAAAGCCTGATCCTCCTCCTTTATAAATGCAGGAATCTGATCCTGGAGTCTTTGGGAAACCTTAACTGCCTTCATTTGTTGTTATCGTCTTAGAAGCAGGTATCGAAGTCTGGATATTCGAATACCGTGGTTGGATAATCAATGATATTTATCGAGGTTCCATCGAAGTTAATTGCGGTAAAGTCGAATGGATCGAATGTTGGAATATTACTTCCATCAATTGTGTAATCAATAGTAATTACTTGTGGGTTAAAGATAGTAGGATCGACACCTGTACCGATGTTGACATTACCAGCAGAAAGAATTACTGTAATGGGAATACGATCTGTACCATCTGGAGTTTGCTGTACACTTATAGGACCCAAACAAACTTGTCCAGTCTTATAGTTAACTGTTCCAACCCCTTGCTTCAAAACAACTTCTGCCTCATCCAGTTTAGTAACCATAATCAAAGAACCTTTACCGTCATCGCGAACGTTGACAGGTAAAAGTGCTGAAGTATCATTCTCAATGAATGTACTTGTACTTAAAACAGAATTGGTAGTAAGTTGTTGACTCTGTACGGCAAGATTAAGTAAATTCTCCGTATATCCTGTAGAATAGAAAATACCTGATTTAACAGCCGAGAATTTGGGTTCACAGGTAGATCCTGTACCACCTGCACCAGTAGTACCACCTGAAACATCACTAGGGTTCAAAATTTCATTACCAAAGTCAACGCACTGAGTAAATGTTGACCCAAATGGGAACCCAGTAACGTTCATACCCAATGTCATCGTAGTAGTATTACCACTGATAGCATTATCAGAAGAATCAACCATAGTCTGAAATGCAGAACCATCGATTCTTCCATTAAATCTATTCGCTGACCCTTGAGAATTGTATTGATCTATAGCACCCAGTACCTTCGTAGCAACTTCGTTATTGGATTGTGCTGTCTTAGTTCCGTCAAAGAAGACATAAGACTTAGGACGAATGTACAATGTTGTAGGATCAATGATGACTGGCTCAATAGCAGCCATTGAATACTTCAAAAGATCTGTTTTTATGCGCTTCTTGGTAGTTTCGTTTAAATTTGCACCGCTCTTAGTTCTTATGGCAATGTAAACCTTCCCATATACGGGTGGATATACACGCTCACCACCATATGCCGTTACAGACTTTGCTGATGGATAAACGTTTTTAGTGATATATTCGTAGTCAGACTCTGTGACTGCCCTATTCTGGGATGAATATGCCCTTGGAGCGTTATACTTGATGCTTATAATATCTTCTCCTTCTTCACCAGACTGTGACGCATCTACAGTTGCCAATGATATGTTACCAGCTGGTACTAAGCGTCCTGTATTGTCAACTACGCGCCCAATAAAGTTAAATTTCTTACATCCGTTTGCTGCTGAACCATCTGTGCGTACATAGCGCATCTTAATGACTTCACCTGCAATCAGTTCGCGGCAAATAATACCATCTCCGAAAATAACCTGATATCTAAGGTCATCAGTTTCCTCAAGGAAGTAACCACGAGTAGTTCCATCGACATTAACAATGTTGGTAACACGATTATAAGTGTCGATCTCCTCTGACTGTGCGTTAGGTGAGATAGAAACATACAGTAACTCTGTATCAACATTATCAACAGGAATCTCATACTTACGTTGTTTTACATCAGTTACGGTATACTTGTATTCTAATAGGTTACCTTGATATATTACTGTCTTCTTGAAATTAGCAATACCACTAGATTGATCTACAGCAGCACTAATATCATTAGGTACAGTAAAGATGTATGATTGACCATCTACCGCAGACATAAAGACATCTCCTTTAGGGAGTGTACACTGTGCGGGATATATGGCACTATCACCAACAAATGTTGTTTGTACAGAGAAATTGATACACGCTTTAGATGCTTTAATAGATCTTGGTGTGTAATTTAACTGCTTTGCTATCTTAACTACGTTATCACGAATAGTGGCAGACTCAAGGAATGCCTCGTTCATACTCATATTCGCGTTAAACGAAGAGTAGTATGTGTTATATGCTAAAACATCTAATAGGTATGAAGCGGCTGAACCATCAAAGTCGTAATCGGTAAACTCTGTTCTAGTTCGAAGGTACGACCTAATAGACTCTTTAATTTCACTAAAGTCTAGGGATGTTAAATTGGATGGTATCGCAGCCATTGATTATGCACGTTCTAGTAGGAATTCAACAGATTGTACGAGAGTTTCACCTATAATTGTATAATCAATCTCTATATGTAGTGTGTTTTCGTCTGACTTGTCTGGAAATAGTCTGACCTGATTTAAACCTACTCTTGGTTCGAATCTAGTGACAACGTTCTTGATTTCCTCTTTAATTTCTTCAGCTACGAAGACATCAAAGGGTTCAAACAACATTTCTCTTAGACGAGAACCTTTCTTAGGTTGAAAAGGTCTTTCTGTATATCCTGTACTGACAAGATTACGAATAGACTGTTTTATGGCATTCTCGTTTTTCACCATAGAGAAGTCTTCGGTATTAGGGTTTGGTTTGAAACCAATGCTAAAATCCCGAAATGCTCTGCTGAGAGATCTATCTGCCCTAAAGCGATATGCCATTTAGTCTTTGTTATGTTTTTGCAGATATTTATCTGATCTTGGATCAGTTATTAGATACTTGCAATGTTCCCACCCATTCTCCTTGAATTCCTCACTCATATCGACAGGTCGCCTTACGGGACCTTTTGTCCATTCTGGAGGTACTTCTGGTTTAGAATTCGTCATAATTACCACACTCCACACTATTTAGCGAGTTCTGTGCTATAGTACCTATAGTTAGTTAGAGAAAATGCCAGTTAAGTCAAAAGCAGGATCTTGGGGTTCAAACATTTACATTGATCCACCAGCCAAAAAGACCAGACAAGGAAATAGCAAAAATACAAAATATGCTGCTACTAGCCGAAATAGTGCTAGAAAAGCATATAAAGGGCAGGGACATTAACCTGCCAGTACTGTAGCAGAGCCAAAAGCAACTACAGAACTACAAGGCCAACTCAATTTAGGTTTACCTGCTCCCAGAGGGTCGATTATTCGTATCACACGCCTCTTTAAGGCGAATACGGTAAAAGTAGTCGATTCAGCTACTCGGACGTGTCCTACGCCTCCCATATCCTCCATTGTGAGCAATCCACATAGTATAGGTGTTGGAATGATACAAGTTAACTTACCACAAGGACACAGATAGTTAATAATATTAGTTGTAACCGAAATGTGAGGTGTAAACGTATCCATTTCGAGCATAATCGGTAGTCTATGGACTAAAACCGTTGCTCGGAGTGGATTCATTGCTTCTAGAGGTATTAGTGGTTGTGGTGGCCACCAACAAGTCTTATCTTTTATCGTAATACTATATGGAATCGGTGGAGATCCACAAGGTTGTGTACTATGAATAGTCGCAGGAATAGGTATCCCGTGTCCCGAACACGGAAGTCCATTATGAAATGAAACTGGTCGTAAAACTCCTAATGCCATTACTTAACGTCAAATGTTAAATCGCACTCATCAAAATATGGGTTACCAAAAGTATTTAGTGAATCGTCTAATAATGTTGCACCTGCGCCGCCCCAGTTCCTATAGTTGAGAGACCCCTCATAAGGTCCCATTTCCATATGATTCTCTGCATTAACCAATTTAGGGGGAACAGCAATTGCAGCGTGTGTAACCTCTTCTAGTGCCTTTCCACAAGGTGATGCTACAACAGGTGGTGAAGAACAAGGATTATCTGCTGCTATTGCATTACCATCGCTATCATAACCTGCATTTACATCCAAAACACCATCTACAACAAAATTGTGCCAGCACGGATTAGGGAATTTACCACCAGAACAACTTGATAAGGTTACACTATTGTAGGTTACAGTGTTAGTTTGTCCTGTAGGTTGACCGTTACCATCAACTTGTTGCTGTACTATAGTCTGTGTAGCCCATCCAGTGTAATTTCCAGCACCAGCCCACGTTTCAAACTGCTCAAGTTCGGTCATATTTGAAAGTCCGTAATCATATGTCTGCTCATCCCCTCCAATTGGAGCAAAAGTGTACTGTCCTGGAGAAGATTCGTAACATCTTCCCTTTGCTTGACCATTACTACAAGGGTGTGAGTTCTTAATATCACCTGAAATCTCGGTAACACGTGGTCTTAATGTGGCAGGATCACCCATACTCTTCAAGAAATTGAGAAATTCCGTGTTTGCAGTTGCTCCAGCACCAGAGACATCACCTTCAAATTGTATACTAACTCGAATTCTTGCCATTTCTCGCTTAGAACCGCAATATTTAAAGGGCATATACCCAAATACCTTCTCAACTCCGTTTTCATCTAATGAAGTATACGGACAAGGTATGTCAAAAAAGCGTCTAACCTGATACATTTTAGGTTGTCCCACCTCTACACATCCGCTAGGGTAGATTCCTGCCATCCCAGAAGACATTTTTTTCTCTACGGTACCTGAAACTGGTGCAGATTGCTTCCAAGTATTGCTAATCCACTCATTATTGGTGTTCCAATCTGGCGCAAGTGTCCTTAGTTGTCCAAAAACTGCCTCTTCATCCCAATTTCTAGCCCAATCTGTCCAACCTACACCTGAATCTGGCTGAAAACAGTTATTTGGAATAACTTCACCACAGAATTTCGTCTTTTCTTCTGTATCAACATCCGTCATTGTCAAATATCCACGCTTTACACTCGTTTCTTTGTTCTTATTGTACTCTTCGAACATACCTTGCATATCTTTTCTGTTCGATTCTAGTTTTTGGTTGGCTTCAGGAGCATCTCCACCAAATTTTTCAGTAGATTTAGCAAATTCGTTCTCATATGGTAGGTTTCCTTCACCCACAAAGGTATCAACACGGGTATCTGACTCTCTATCAACCACAACAATACGAGGTACAAAGTTAGGAGGGTACCCATCACCAGCATCCGTAATTATAACTTGATCAATACAACCTAATTCATCCACTGTTGCTCTAACTTTAGCTTGTTTTAGCACTCCAGTGAAGTCTGACTCAGTAGTGTACTGTTGATTACTAATATCTGCAGCAGTTTGACGGAAATTATCTTCAGAACGTCCGTAATCAAGTGTATTAGTCATCTCTAACTGCACTTCTGTCGAAGTATCGCTAGTAAAAGACTCATTTACGTTTTTTGCGGGATCTATGAACCCCTGATCACGTAAAACTTCGGGAATTTCAATAGAAATCTCTGGAGACTTGTATCCAGACCCCGCATTAATGATTTGTATACTCGCTAACTTACCCTGAGCATTTGTAATTCCGTGCATTTCTGCTACATCAATAGATCTTTGAGGAATTAGTGCATCTGGGTCAACATTGACTCTAGTATATGCTACTTTCTTCGGAAATTCATATACACCAAATACTGCACCTTTATCTTGTATACCAAAACCAGCTAGCGCAATAATAGTACCACTATTTTGTGAGGTATACGTATTATTGTACACAAATGCGCCACCATTGCCTTCTGCTTGTAATTGTGTCAATTCCATATACCCACAATTCATCTCATCACCAAAATATCGCACCGCAGTAATCATCCATCCGTTAATACGCTCTCCTATAGCAAAGAATCCCGTAGATGAAGTATATCTGAAGAATAAACGGTGATCATCAGTACCAGCAGTCCAAAATGACTCTGCTCCACCTGGAGTTTGGTCGGGAACGTCCACAAATAGCCTTGTTTTCTTCGTTACCCACGCAGATTCCTTAATTTGGTAATTATATGAGTGAAAATCACGTGTTACTGTACAAGGATCGTTTTGATAGTCTTGTTGGCAACAATTTGCATCAGAAGTAACCATATTAATGCCATATATGGGTCCATTCCACGGATATGACGCATCATAGAGGTAATATACGAATTGACCCTCAAAAGCGTCGTGAAAACCGAGGAATTTGGGCACAGCTGCCTTAACTGCCCCATTTTTGCCATAAAACCACTCAAAATGGGCAGAATCGGTCAATATTTCGGCATTATCGGGGTCTCCCCACCCTTTTACGCAAGGAACGTCCCCTTTTTCGAGCAAATAGTCGTCTGTAGTGAAGGTTCCGTTCTGTTGGTAGTCCCAATCGTACCATCCACTCCTATCAACTTCACCAGTGTCGTGTGGTTTTCCAACTTCTATGATTCTTGCACTCTTTCTTGGTCCAGTTGAAGTCATCACATAACCCACTATCCCAACATATTGGTACTCTTCATTCATAGGCTCTTTGGGGTCAGGGAGACCAGGAACACCTGTCTGAAGGTTAACCTCGAATTGTGGTCTTAGAGTATAGAGGTGATCTGGTCCTTTGTAGTTGGCAGGAGCAAGGTACTCTAGTAATGGTAGGACTTGTTCTCCTGGTACCAGTGTCCCAGATGCTACTGCTGCTGCTTCAGATGTGAAAATATATCCTAGTAGTTCTTGTCCTGATCCTGTGGTCATATATGTGTCATTGCCTGTACTATTCCAATTATTGTATAACGGTGTAGTACCGCCTATTGGTTCATCCTCTACAGTAAAATAGAATTTACTCTTTTGTCTGGGTTCTCTATTGTATGATCTCCACTCGTGTTTGACCTCTCTTACCTCCTTCTCCTTATAGTATGCGTGATCTCTTAGCAATCCACTGTAGTAACGGTATATTACTGTACGCTCTGTACCACACGTGTTACCAACACCTACGATCATTACTCGCGCATTACAATCAGTGCCGTGGTTATCTTTGAAGCATAATTTCTTATTACTGTCCTGCACCAGAAGACCACCATAGCCTGTACCACCAGTTATAGTAGCATTGTATGTTGTACCACCTACTACGTTCATAGTAGCCGAAGCAGAACCAGAGTAGTTACTGCCTTGGGTAAATGTTATATCTCCGACTTGATACGTACCTAAAGCGGTACCTGCTGTATTTGGGTTATCACTCCACGCGAAATCCAGTTGTATTGTACTATTACCAGTACCACCACATACAAGATTACCACTAGCATCAAATGTAGCGGTAACGTTAGTAGCATTATTACCAGGTAAGGGTAAGCATATCTCTTCCTTCTCTCCAATATAAAACACTTCATCTTTACCTAGGCGATATCCTCCCTCACCTTCTCCATCAAAGGTAATCTTATAATTTGCGGGTACGTTCTTTAATCCGTCATTAGGACCACCGCCACCATCATTATAGGTGACTTTATAGTCCTGTGAATCAATCGGGTTCTTGAAGCTCCTGCCCGTCTCTAGGATGTACGCTGGCAAGTTGGTCTATACGCTGTTCAAGAGTATTTAGTCTGTCGAATAGAGTATCAAATAACTGAGTTAGGTTACTATGTTTATCATCTCCAGGTATCTTATACTGTATCATATCTGCACCACGTCCTAACATCTGCTCCATACCTGCTATACGTTCAGCTAGGTTAGTTGCAGTCTTTGCTATCATCTCAAATCTCCATTCGTTCTCTTCCTCTATATTAGCGAACTCAGGGATCTGTACCTGTGGTTTACCAGGTTGTTGGTAGTTTGGTTGTTGATCACTAGGATACTTTATGTCCATTAGAAATAATTAATGTTGAGTACAACACGGAATTTCTCATCCGTGCAAGATGTTCCAGCGTGCGGAGTACCTACGGGGAACTTAATCACCCTATTAGCAACCGACTCTACCTTGGGACCATCCTGGAAGAATGTATATCCGTTATTATCATTTAGGTAGAAGACTGCTGTTGTGGCACCATTAAACTGGTCCTCACCATACTCTCCACAGTCAGTATGATAATCATATTCTATCAGATTATCGGTATGGTGGTTTAGGTTTGCTTTTATTCTTATCAGTGCTCTGGGCTTCAATGCTTTAATTATAGGTAACAGGTATTCGTAGAACTCGTTCTGGGGTTGTCCTCCTGCATACAGATAGTTTACCATCTGCCAATTATAGATCTCCTTCGCTTGTAACTCAGGGTCTACCATACGTGCTACGTGCATCACCTTCGCTTGGTTCACAAACCACGGAAAGTCCTGCCCACAGAAGCACGCTTGCATCTTAAGAAAGTCTTCCGTCTTAAGGAAGTTATCTTTCTTCAGGATAATATTATCCTTTACTATATCAACAGTTTCGAAAATTTCCATAATAGTTACGACGCTCGCGGGGTACACTTCAAAGGGTATTAGTTTATTCTAAGAAATCATCGCCAGCCTCCAATTTCTCTCGTATACTTCTCCACGTTGCTTGTACCTTTCTAAGGGGGTTTCCACCACAAACTTCAGCCTTATACAATAGACACCACTTGCCTGAATTGCAAATAAGCTGACGTTCTTCCTTTGTAAAAGTGGCTGTCCACTCAGTCTGGTCGGGCATCCTTTAAACAATCACAGAATCATTATAACACATAATTGAGTGTTAGTCAGTATCTTTGACAAATTTGGCAGTACTGTCATCAATCTCATATGTGAGGACATCAGATGGTAACCATCCCAAATCTTCGGTTAAGTCATCTGGTAGAATGATGTACAATTCGCCTGTGTGATCGTTTTCTTGGATTGTAGTAGTAAATCTTCTAGACATTCTTTTTTCGTATTACATACCTGATCAAAGGTATATAGGTATCTATCTTTTCAACTTTACTGATATCATATGCTTTATGGTGTATCATATACCTGTCTCCGATATACGCTGCACCGTGTGAAACTCTTTTTCCTGTGAAGTCCATTAGCAACAAATCTAAGACGTTGAGAGAAGATACGTCTAGGGTATCCTTCGAACTGTCATAGGTACACTCCCAGTCTTCGCCTTCCCACAACTCCTTCATAAAACTTCTAGCGGTGAAAGAGTAGTCTTCTTTACATTCGTGGTATCCGAGGTCTACACCCATATCGTACAATAGCGTGAAGCATCCCCCACCCTTCTGTTTCTTCCAAGGGCGACCAAGGTACTTCGAGTACTGCTCCTCATATTTTTTGATTAACTTATCTGACATTTTTTACCCTGGGAAATTTTTTTGTATATAGGGGGACCCTAATCGCGATTTCGATAATATACTCGTCCCTATACTTTTGTAGGTTACACTAATGCAACTTTTTTAATATGTCAAAATGTTACTTAGTGAGTACACGAGTTTGTGTTACTTAGTGGGTGCAATCCTACTACATTTGTGTTACTCTGCCTCATCATATTGCACGTCATAACATAACCCTTCCGCTATGAAATAATCACACAGTTGTTGATACTGAAGGAGTTCATTATGTAGGTCACAATCTATTAAGAACTGTGCACACTCTATTTGTTCATCAGGTGGCAAATTACCCTCATCAAGTAACTCTAACCACACTGCAATCTTACTGGGAATGTGTGTAGTCAAGGTCTAAATCTCCATAGGATTGATCTTCATATTCTATCATAGATTGTCCATCTTCGCTATCATCTTCATCTAACATATTGTCGATCCAATCTTTACTATTAATAAGGCGTAATTTGTCATCCATTTGTGTTACCCTCAGTGTTGTAATTAGTGTTTGATTGTTGATACTCACTGCTCTCATAATGCGTGGAGTTTGTGTTAGTAACTCGACCCTTATTACGGTTCGAATTGTTTCTCTTTTCCCTCAAAGATTTAGGTCTATTTGACTTATACGTGTCGTTACGTTTGTAAGTCCTTCCCATTGGAAATTGTGCCACTATGTGACATTGTAGTGTACAACGCTAATTATACAGAATTAAAGGCATATTGTAAACCCTTTTGTGTCATTTTGTGTACATCCCCTATGTGTTGACAACTCGTGCGTTACTAGATAGACTCCTAAGGTTGCTAATCCTCCGCTAGTTTATAACATTTAGTATGACCTTATTGTAGTGCTTATTATATACTTAATAGTACATAGTTTTCCACATTAAAGTAATACTTTTCCACACATATTGTGGAAGAGATAAAATAACATAGTATATTTAATTTACCATTTATTTATTATAGCGGGGATACTAATCTATGGGTCTATTTGATACTAACTCCACTTGAGATTGTTATAATTATCATTCAATTTATCACCGTCTATATGTAAAACATTCCTGCAATCGTTCGTAGTTGGTATAAATGCGGAAGCACATAATCGGGCAATTCTTCTTACTACGGTCTTACCATTTTGCCTTAATGTAACACGTCTATATCCATTTTCATTTAAATGTGTCTTTAATTGCCTCCATTTTCCATACTTAGCAGAATAAACTGTACCATCGCTATCTATAAAATAGTCCTCGTAATCTGGTATCTGTTTGTATACATTACCATCAGCATCTTTGTAGGTGTTGTTATCAACTTTAGTGAATAAGTAAGTCATTTAATTAATACCTCATTTCAAAAAGGGGCGACGTTAAATGTTAACGAAATACGATTAGGATGCCCATTTCCTTCATATCCGTGTTGCATATTTGGGGGGTGAATGATAACATCTCCCTCGTTATATGGTACAGTACAATCTAATTGATTGAACGCATTTTGTGCTGTGTTGTTAACAACAACTACAGGGTAATGTGTGCTGCTACAATGTCTACGAAATTTCATCATTGCGTGCTTAGATGGATCGAAGTTCACGAAATATGTGCCACTATATAACACATTGCTGTGCTCGTGTGGTGCATACATAGACCCCTCATTACCCAATTCTAAGTATGAATCAGTGAGTTTAATTGTATCGCCTAAATCATATGCTAGTGCGTCCTTATTAGTCTTACTAATTGCCTCTAATATCATTTCCTTGATATCACTTAGTTCAGGCAATTCTAGGACATTGTTAACACCTAACTGCGATACTTTATGACTGATAGCATATCTTTTATTATCGCTAATTTCAGTTAATGATGATATGTAATCCAGGATGATTTGCTTATGTTCAGTATGATTTTGATTGGTAAATCGTCCTACTGGTTGCATAAACAATCCATAGACAGTTGGGTTCGCTATTTGTTCTAAACTGTCACTTAATTCTTCGCTCATTGTTGTTAATTATAAAAGGACAATAAAAAAGAGGGAAATATTTAATTCCCTCTATTATATAGTACTGATTGATACCTTGTCAACTGTAATTTAATCAACAATAATGTTAGTTACCAATTCAAATACTTCAGGTTGAATATTTGCTTGCCTAGAAAGTGCATCTAGGAAAATGTTAGTAACTGTATCTAATTCGTCACCAGTTAGTGATTCATAGATGTCGAAAGTTTGTGCCATTTGATTAATAACGAAGGTTTGCAATTTAGTCTAGTAACATACCACTAACAAATGGGATTGATGTCTTATCTGATAGTCTGAAGTACCAAGTCCAGTCTTTCTGATATACACCTTCACCCCATTTTCCGACCGCTTCGATAATAGCGTTAAGGCGGGATTTAGTGGTGTTTGATTGCCAACCTCCGTCAAATAGGCGGAAATCGATTCTACTTACCTCAGCAATTTTGTTGCCGTGTAAGTATACACTAGCGTTGTTAGTCTCAGGATCAATTTGTACACTTGTGTTGGAAGATTGCCAGTTAGTTCTGTTAAGAATTGCTTGGTTCATTTGGGATTCAATCTTTCTCATAAGTGTTTTAATTGCGTTGTTATTATTATAATAGGCGATCAGAGGGGTAAATGGGGGAAATGTGTGTAGGTTATCTAATTGGCACACTTCCCAGGTCAAATGGTGTCATCCTCTGCTAATTTCTTAAATGCCTGATCCATATGAAATGTTGGGTTCATTGAATCAACCAAATGATCCACACATTCTCTATAATCAGTGCCATTTGTTATGCACTTCTGTACATCATTAGCAGTGTAATTACCCTCGTAATTATCACAAACTGATTCTAATGCTGAGAAGATGTTATCAACATCAAGAGAGAAATTGCCTCCTTGATTGTAATCATCATTGCCATCAATGTATCCTTCTAAACAGTAAAGAATTGTAGAGATTTCGTTACCTGTTAGTGTAACATTGTGGACTGAATCTTCAAAACTCATTAATACTCCTCCTGTGCAATAAATGGGGTAATGTTATCATTAGTGACCTTATATCCTGTCACCTCAGCATTAACGTAATCCTGGGAATCATCATCCCTAATTGAATGATTGGAGTTCAAATAGCATTGAATTTCTTCTGCTAAGTGTACAGGATTGAGGGCATCTTCACTATCATATACTATACGAAATGTGAAGTCTTTAACTAATACTTTAGTCATCTAATTCCTCCTCTAATTGTGTTAAGTCGTTGAGGAATAACCACTCGTACTTATCACTTGGATCTTTGCCATCTACAACATATTCTGAATAGATAGCGTCCGCATCTTCGTACATATCGAAGTCAACAAAGGTGCGTAATTTGCACAAGTAATTATCTTCTAAGAGACGAATACTTGCTTCTCTGTGTGTTACCACGTCCATTGAATTCATCTCCTTAATAGTTAGAAAGTGTACGATAGGGTTTGTGTACATATTGTACACAATTAGGGAATAGAGATAACATCATATCTCTTACTCTTTCACGGTCTACACTATCACCACCTCCCCAAGTATAGCGAGGATGGTTAATCTTAGCAGCACTGATTAGAGTCTTACGATATTGCCCATAAGCAGCAAATAAGCGTTCTTTAGTACATCCAGCGATAGGATATAACCCATCATCAGTGTTATAAAAAGAATAGCAATAATCAATGAATTCTTGGATCATAAGGTTTGAATTTCGTTGTTATGTATACAATAGAGCATTTGATAGGCAAATGGGGAAAATGTGTGTAGGTTAGTGTACTGTCACACCCCACTCGTATTTGTCTATACTTTTGTGGCAGACTTGACAGGTTAATGCACACCAAGCAAAATGAAATACCCTTGCATTGTTATTACAATGTGGGCATACTATTTGTTTGCCGTTAACACCTGCACGAGTGAATCTGTTAACTAAGTTCATAGAATTAATGCAAGTTTACGTTTGATAGTGTTCCAAAATTCATTCTCATTATCATCAATGAGATCAATTTGTTCGAGATTGATTAATACATTGAGTGCATCAATCTCTTCAGTTGTTAGTATATTATCAGGCATTATAGACCATCCTTGATTGTTAATGAGTTTGCGTGATTCCAGAGGTTGTTTAAACAAAATGAATGAATTGCGAAGAGATCATTCATATTAACCCCACTCAAATCGTCCCACTCTGAAACATAATCTTGATTGTCAAAATCACCTGTTCCATTATCATATTGTGGGCAAGATCTGAAATCTTGGTTATCATCAACCCAGAATAGTCTTCCGAAAGATTTACTGTGAAACATTGCTAATTCTCCTTAATAGTGTTTACTGATCTGCAATTATATCCCATACTGAGATATAATTTAATAACCAAGTTCTTTGGTCATTTGTGACATTTTGAGTGTACAATATGTCATCCGCAGATTGTAACTCAAGAGAGTTCAATTTGCAGTAGTCATATAATACATCTGAGAGGAAATTTAGCATAATAAAAGTTATATAAAATGGGGTGCAAAAGCACCCCATAAGTGTAATTAAACCTCGGTTTGTAGATACTCAAGATAACGATCAATTACTTGGAGTAATTCGTTACCATTTGAGGCATCTTCGAGTTGTGCAAAAAGTGATGGATTTGCCATTTTAAATGAGCGAGGTTAACAGTTGAAAGAAGGACTTACACTCAATGATTGATGTTAGCACTCACACTAACCCATTGGATGCCTTTATTGTTGGGACTTACACGAATTGGCGTTTAGCAACTAAATGCTTGCGAGATCAATGCCCAACGAGATCAGAGAGGATAGTGTTTGATGTACTCTAGGATCTCATCATAGTCAAATTCAAGTTGCATCATCTGGAATAGTATAGGGTGAACTCGGTGAGGATCTTGGGTGAAGGTCGGAAGATGACTGGTTGGAGTCGTTGAGCGATCCGATCAAAGAAGATATAGGAACGATCTTCCCATTTCTTGTAAGATCCCCATTTCTTGTCTTTGAAGGTCATTTGGGTTGTTCCCTTGTTGACTTCTTAATAATAGGCGATCAGGTGGGTAAATGGTGAAGATGTGTGTAGGTTGTTCAACCGTCACAGTCTGGACAATCTCCAGAATCTTCTACAGTACCATCATTACATCCTATGCAACGATTTTTATGTAGAATCCTCTGCTGCTCTAGTATCACTGACTCGTGATAATCGAACAGTCTTTCGATCTTATCCTGTATGCTCCTGAATAGGTCAGTATCCTCTTTATTGTCTGATACTGCTATGGCATCACTCAACAGTTGATCTATGGTCACATAGTCCTCGTCCGAGAACTCCACGAAATCTCTATAGGTCTTCATAGCACTTGAACTCCGTACTGTCTGATTAGTTTGTTAGGAATAGTGTACCCTAGGCGAGGATCTTTTCTATTGCTGGTGCTCTCAAATTGTCTCTTGAGATTTGGCACAAGGATATCAAGCACTTGTTGTGCGGTCATCCTGTACACTTCAACAACCTTGCCGAGGTGATAGCGTGCGAAGAAATGGTGATGATATTTACCAATTTTCTCCTCACGTAGGTATTTAACCTGCTTTTCCCAGGTCTCCTGTACACTGATACCATTATAGGTCGCTGTAAGTTTCTTGCCTATGGTTGACTTGTACTCTACAGGTCTATCATTCTCATCATAGGCATCTGCACCAGAATAGTCATCTGCTACGCTATGACCTAGCAGACCAGCAAGGTGTATTTCTCTACTGCGTGCATAACTGAAGGGATCACCCCAGTTCTGAGCATCACAGAGTTCATACATCTGCTCAAAGAGTTCTTGGTATTGTTGCTCTGGTGTGGTCACTGGAATTGTGAAAGAAGGGGACATAATAAAATGTAGTAAAAAAGACCTGTGCCTACTGGCAGAGATCTTCAAATCGTTGTTGTGCTTCTTGGATGATGCACTCAAGTGTACCTGATTTGTTTCTCCAGCAAAGTTCGTTGAGTTGATCTTCGGTGAGTTCATTAGCGATTCTGAACTCTTCCCAGACTTCATCGTGAAGTTGCTCAAGAATCATTTCATTCTGAAGGACTGACATTTAAGCGACCTCCTTAGCGTCAAGAACTGCGTCCCATAGTTTGTCGAACTGGTCGCAGTGCTCGCTGGTCTCCTGAAGGTCAAGGTCAGCGATAGTTGAAAAGAGATCAGTGAGTAGTTCGTGCTGATCTTGAGAGAGTTGTAGTGTAACGTTGTTCATATTGTTAATATAGTCGATTTTAGGGTCAAATGGTAAAAGTGTGTGTAGGTTAGTCAACTGGCACCTACTGACCATTGGTGTATGATCCCATCAAGCAAGCACCATATCTTACCTCAGCATATCCATACTCTTCGGATAGGTCTAGGCAAAGACCCCAACAATCGTCAAGGTCAACAAATGAGGAATTCTCATAAGGTGCGGATGGGCAGTGAACTGAATATCTCATAGTTTTAATTTCGTTTGTATAATACCATTATTGCATAAAAAAATGCCCTTGTGGGCATTTAGTGGTCGATTTCTTTTTTGGCACAGTTACCAGTGGGTTCCTAGGTGAGTCATTGTATTTTTGAATGAGTCCTTAGTGCTGGTATTGGTTAGGTCAATAGTTGGTGTTACACTGGTGTCTTTTGCTATCTTGCCATCCTTGTCAATGTATCCCCAAGTTTTGCTATACCCTCCACGATCACTAGGTGCTACTGCTGTTATGAGTAGACCGTCATTAACGTCAGTTGTATTAAATGCCCAGACTGTACTAGCGTTATCTCCAGAGATTTTCGCTTTCTTCGCTTCCAGTAGGTAGTTCGCACCATTGGTGCCACCTGCTGTCGTCTTTGCTGCTGCAATGCGTGCATTGATAGCGTTCAAGCGGTAAGTCTTCGCCTTTGCCACTAACGCATCACATATCTCTGTGCCTAGAGATGTAACTGTGCTACTAACTGCCATTATCCTTAAAGTAACTTGTCCATATCTATTTATACTATCTACGAACTACTCTAGGTGGGATACCATCAACAAAGATATTGTCAATTACTTTCTGCAACCTATTAATAGTTCTTGTACCATATTCTTTATGAATTGGTACAGTAACATAACCAGTAGGTTTGGCATAGAATTTCATCTCACCTGCTTTTATCCTTCCCTCATTGATACTTTGCCTATCTCTTTTATCCATACGAATAACACGACCTACAGTCTGTGCCATTTCAACTAGATTTAAGGTGCGTAATAATATGCAGTGAGTAAGACCTGGGACAGAGATACCCTCACTAAGTATACTATAATGAAAGACAATAAACTTGCGGTTAATGTCACTACCATAGTCTCTAAGTGTGTTGAAAAATATATCTCTCTTAACTTTCTTATCATTGACATAAGCACCGAACTTACTGGTAATATGTAGTACATCATACCCTCTACTTCTTAACTCATTGAGTATAGTAGTATGACCGAGGATATTACTTAGCACCTTAGAAGATGGTACACTAACTAACACCTTACCAGACTTATCTTTAGGTAGGTTGTTAAGTATATCTTGAATAGTAATGCTATGATGTATATGCTGTCTTTCTTTTACAAAATGTAAATCAGTCTCAAAAGGTACAATAGTAGGTGATACTATGCTACCGTTGTTAATTAACTCTTTTGCCTGTACATTCTCTAATACATTACCATAAACTAAACTGTTATTCATCCCCCTATTATTACCAGAAGAAAGAACAGGAGTAGCAGTAAAGTAATAGGATTGAACAGCAACATCAGACATAGAAGCAACACTAGGAAAGAAATTGCGTTTCGTAGAGTTATGTGCCTCGTCAAAATAGCAGCAATCAATATTAATATTAGCAGATAGAATACGTCCAAGTGAGTGATATGTAGCGAAGATCAATTTAGGTCTCTTCCAGTTATTAACAGCAAAGTCATATATCTCAGTTGAGTTAGTAGTTTGCTGGTGTTTTGTATCTCCTGAGTGTACGTGAAGCACACCAGAATATGTCTTAATAACTGATAAGAATTCCTCACATAGTTGTTGTGCTAATAATATTCTAGGTGCAACAACTACAATAGTTCTAGTATTATCGTGCTCTAGTAATTGCTTGGCGTGCTGTATCATAATCATAGTCTTTCCACCACCAGTGGGAACTATGACCTGACCCTTGTCAGCGTCAAACATACTATTTAAAGCACGTTGTTGATGTGGACGTAAGACGATCAATTTCAAATCTCATTAATATAAGTACAATAGTCTATTTTAAGACTATTTCACGATTTGATGTGACAGTTAGTCGATTGTCTTCCTTCTCAGGTGGTACCGCATCAACAACTCATATATTTTATCAAGGATCATAGTTTTGCTGTTACTCCAACAACTTGAGCATTTGGGTTGCGTGCTAGTGCTACCTCTCTTGCCTCTTGATAGTTGCGTGCTATGACATTCTCACAGAATACCTTACCAGCAACATAGAGTTTTACTTCAATGTTCAATGGTCATCCTCCATATAGGTTGGGTTCATTATAGTCTACTATAATCTTCTCAATATCTTTCTGTGATAAATTGTTAAACATTGCCCACCTAGGGTCGTCATCATCCCAACTCATAGCAAAAGATCCATCCTCATTCTGCTTAATGGTTAGACCATCATCAGGATCAGATTCAGGATCAACTGGTTTAATAGTGCGTTCATTCATAGTTCTAGTATTCTCCAATGCTGGTCATCTGGTGGATCAACCCAAAACCAAAAATCGGGTTGTGATTGAGAAGATAGGAAAACTCTTCCATCCTCTCTCTTATTCTCTATTCTAGCATACGGGTTGTTATTCATATACCAAGCGAGTTTTTGCTTTGCTGCCTCACTCTGCGGTACTACCTTAACAAAATCTTTCAATGACATAAAAAAAGAGGGTCGTGTGACCCTCTATTTATTTAATTAGCAGCAAATGCTCGATTGTAAGATTCTTTGACGTATTCGTAAGCAACCGTTGAGTGCTTGACTACGAACTGATAAGCGACCTTGAGATCTTTACCTAGTTCTTGTATCTCGTACTCGTGGATGCTCCAGCGAATTTTTGCGTCTTCACGATAGTCTTTAAGACTGAGGTGAGTAGATTCTGGTCGAGTCTTTGCCTTAATTTCTTCAGTCATAGTCATTGCAACAGGTTTTGTGTATTTAGCAGTGGTGACCTTAGAAGTTGTCTTGCGTGCTCTCCTCTTGCGTGGTGCCTTTGGAGTAGTAGCAGCAGTTGGCATAATGTCGTGAATCTTTTGGACTCCTCCATAATAATGGTGAGGTACTCAATTCCCAGGTGAAATGTAACAAATGTTAACTAAAAAGGACAGTTTATCCACTGGCATAACTGAGCACTCCAAGTCTCTTTTGAATCAGGTTACCATAATTCTCGTGCAACTCACAACCCAGATAATGCCTATTCAACTCCTTAGCAACCAGTGCAGTGGTGCCTGATCCTATAAATGGATCTAGTACCACGTCATCTTCACGTGATCCTGCCAGTATGCAAGGTTTAACCAAATCAGGTGGGAACGTAGCAAAGTGTGCACCCTTGTAAGGTCTATTTGTTATCTTCCATACACTACGTTTGTTCCTCTTATCATACACCATTTTACGTGGTCTAGTTAACCCTGAGAAGGTGTTATTAGTGTCTTTAGTGTTATCCATATTGATGGGGTTATTGCCTCCCCAACGCTCTCCTACTGCCTTCTCCTTGATACTCTCGTGGTCATAATAATAGTTCTTATTCTTACTTAAGAGGAACAAATACTCGTGAGATTTAGTGCACCTATCTTTGACACTTTCAGGCATAGGGTTAGGTTTGTGCCATATTATATCCTGACGTAAATACCAACCATCTGCACGTAGTGCAAATGCTAACATCCAAGGGATGCCAATTAGATCCTTTTCTTTATATCCTTCTAACTTATTACCTCTCTTATTTGTATACTCTGGTAAGTCTTGGTTATTACTAGCAATAGTTTGTTGAGGATATGTTCTACTGCCTTTCCCAGGTCTATAATTATAGTAACTATCACCAATATTCAACCATAATGTACCATCATCAGTGAGACAATCTCTCACTAATCTAAATGTTTTTACCATCTCTTGAATATACTCTTCTGGAGTAGATTCCTGTCCTATTTGTGATGCTTCGCCACCATAATCTCTTAGACCATAATAAGGTGGAGAAGTCACACACATTTGACATTTAGTGGTGATATTCTTCAATGATTCTCTACAATCACCATAGAGAATTGTGTCTTTCATAATAATTAGCGTTCATCAATAGGTGGTAACATATCATTACCAGGATGTTCAACTATCTTGCCGTGATAGTTTCTGACGTTGCGAGGATAAAGAGATTCATCTATCTCAATATCTAACCAGTCACTTGCATATATTAGCACATTACAGAACGTTTTGCCGTGTAATGCTTCAGGTGCATCAGTTTCGTGGGTGCAAATAGTAATATAATCATCACCAACAAATGATATGTATCCAGTGTGATCTTGGAATTTAATGTATGTACCAAGTTCGAGAGATTTAAGGATGTTTCTCATTTCTATTTGGATAGCGTTGGCAAGGAAAAGATTAATCGTCACAACACATAGAATTGTAGCATATAACCATCCTGCTCACAATTATTATTACTTAATGAACAATTAATTGTTGATGGATAGATCATAAATGACCCTTCTTCTGGTTGATAACTAAACTTATTAGAATTAAGAGGATTATCAGATAAAAACTTCCATTTAGGTGACACTGAGTGCCAACTATTCCAAGGTGTTTCAAATGTTATTGTACAATCAGGTTTGTGCATAAAATATAAACCAGTCAACAGAGTATGAGATATATTCTGTTGAAAATCAATAGTTTGATTAGGTTTAACTTTACGACAATAATTATGTCCTAATTTATACTCAAACGCATCAATATCACAAGCAAGAAAATTAGATAAAAAATATTCTAGTTGTTGATGTATTAATACGTGCCAAGCACGATATATTTCAGCAACATCACGTTGAATAGTCTTACCAGTTTCACTATCATAAACTAATGTCCTACAGTGTTGTTTAAAACCATTTGAAACTTCGCTGTTAGTTATATACAACGGAGTGGCAAATGCTGGTACTATATCAATAGCATTAAATTGGATTCGGTTTGTCATAATGATGTTGTCTTAGGTGAAGTTCATCTACTATCTCATCAATAATGTGTAGTTTCTCGTGTAATTCATTATCATCTATTCTGTTATCGCTATTTTGTTGATACAAACTACCGATATACATTGTAACTGCTTTACGCAAGATTGCGATCTGTTCGTTGTTAAGAATACGAGACCTAATACCGTGCATTTGGGGTGCTACTGCGGGATGAATTGATAAGGGAGACATTGCAAATTACCTGACCTGATAATGTATTTAGTACTCAAATTATACCCTAAAGTAGAGGAATAAGCGAGAATTGGTCATCTGGGAGTGTAGGTTCTGTTAGAATATCAAAACCCAATGTTATCCTAGGTGAATCATCATAGTCTTCATTAACAACAACTCTGTGCATCCTTTCCCATCCTGGTCCAAAATATATGTTACCAACTACGTTCTCTATGTTATATTTAAGAGACCCTTGTTTGAATTCTGTTGTACTATTTTTAGGATCAATACTTACATATCCGTGATAAGGAAAATGATGATCGTGCCATTTCAATACTTCATTTTGCTTATGAAAGTTCATCCAACATTGCATCCACAATGGTTGATTGTTGCCTAAAGTATCACGAACTACTTGTTTTATATTCTTAAATAAGAACCAATATAATGGTGAGGGTGATGTTAAATTAAATACATTATAAAATCTATATCCAGACATATCTGCCTCTGCCATTTCTTTTATGGTACCCTTATCTTCTGCTGATGTATCACTGAACAGCGTAGGTAATGCTGATAATGTAAAATTATCACTCTTTAAACTACTATCACATCCTGTAAATGTGTTTTTAAATAGTCTATAACTACGTCCTAATTGTGTAATCATTTCTTGTTGCTCACGTTGAACAACTTCAGCACGATACAGTACCCAGTCGTCACCCTTTTCAATTAGATTTAAATCAGACATTACTATATGCTCCGTTGGTTGGTGGTGTATCTTTTGAAAGATTTATATTAACAACTGGTCTCCATTTTGTTGATGGAGTTGTTGATGAGTGGAATAAATCACCTTGAAATATGACAGCACGTCCTTTCTTTGGTGGTATTCTAGTCATTTCAGTGAACTCACCCTTGCTAAGAATAGATTGATATTCTTGATCGCTTAAGGTACGCTCGTTGTAAATAACTGTATCGCCATCACTGTCATCAATATAATATACCACATTCCAAGAATCCTTAACATAACTATCAATATGGGGTAATTGTATATGATTAGCGAACATATTGGGGACACAATTTATTCGCATACGCATCAAATTGTAGCATTTAACTTGCTCCATTGCCATAAGAGATAAGGGAGTGAAAGCATTACATAAGGGTGACAGATTCCCTCCTTTATCCATTTCAAATAGATAATGAAAATTACAGAAACCATTGCGAGGATCTCCCTCCAGTTCCTCCATAATGGCACTGTCCTTCCTATGCCACGTTAGATTCTCATCTTTAATTAATGCTATCAACCATTCTTGATAGATTGGTGGTATGAGATCATCCACCACATAAAAGTCATTCATAAGAGTTCAACCTCAGCAAGATCATCTTCATAATTTTCTTCAATTTGTCCAGGTCCCTCAGCAGGTCCATAGTACACGTCATTATTTTGTCTTCGTTGACAAGTAATGACCTCCTCACTTGCTGACTCCCAAGGTGCTGCAAGCATTGGTCTACCATCATATTTTAGTCTAGCATACTCTCCATTTTGCTCTACGTATGAAACAAAGCACTGTATCTGTGACCCCTTCCCTTCATACTTCTCTCTCCAATGTAAATCCTCGTGTCCTCTGAATATACAAGAATCACCCTCATTTAGAAATATCTCATATTTTTTATTCTGTACTATTATTTGCATTGCCCAAGGATAGTCTGGATCTTCACTAACACATATATTACCAACCCATTCACCTGACATTCTATCTCTATGTTTGACGCAAGATGTACCCTCAACATATAATCTACCATAACAAAATGTCTGCCATAATGGTATGTTACCTATAATCTTCTCAACTATTGGTTGTTGATATTGTCCTAGTGCTTCAAAACATACAGGGCAGTACATACTCCAAGCACCAGGCATTGTGGGATCTCCCAGGTCAGCATTGGGATATTGCCATTTAATTACATCCTTCATCATATGATATTCCATTGCTACGTGTTTACATAGTTCTTTTGGTATCATATTACGAACGATCCACATTCGTCCTTCGATAATAGTTTCTATATTCATATTGCCTTCGCAAAGAATACTAAGGTGAGTCTACCAGTAGTTATATTATCACCAAAGAAGTCACCAGCAGAGTGATACTTTTGACCATCAAATAACA